TCTATATTCTCGTGCATCATTATTCATACGAGTTAATAAAATATGAAATATATCTTCACGTGTTAATTCGGTATTAAAAAAATAATTAACTGATACGTCTTTAAAATTATTACCAAATCTAACAACATAATCTATTTTAATAAATTCAACACCTTTATTGAACTGATTAATAAATTCATCTTCGGGGATATTTTCATTATCAAAAAATTTCTTTTTATCGTCTGGTGTCTTACCTTGGATTTTTAATTCTATAAAATATACATTAGACATTTTATTTGTTTTATTGATAATTTTCATAAAATTTCGGAAGACGCTATCAGGGTTTTTATCTTTTACATTAGTAATTATATCATAATCGCTGGGGTATTTTTGACCTTTTAACGATGCAGTACCAATTACTTTAATATTTGAATTTGGATATTTTAATGCTTTTAATATATTTACAATTTCTTCATCTGGTTTTTCTTTTTCAAATCCTACTTCCATATTATATGCTTATATATTATAATTTAGATAAAAATTATATTATTAAATTATATTCTATCAGGGTTAATATTTGGGTACATATCCATAAAAGGTCTTAATTCACGAACAATATTACGTAATTTTGCTTGAGCGGATCTATATGGTGCAGAATTTGGATTTCGTGCATTACCAAATATTTCACTTATTTGTTCTCTATATCTATCATATATATCACTTAATACTACCTGTAAATTATCTTTTTCTGGATCAGTTAAATTATCATCCCTATCAATCTCTAAAAATATATTATTAAACTCGTCTTTAGCATTTGCGTATGCTTCATCTCTTTCTGCTACGGCAGGAACTAAATCTGTTCTTGCTCTTACTACACGTGATGAAACACCAACAGGTTGTCTGGTAGGATACAAATTAACTAATTCTTCCATATCATTTAAATCAACTGGTCTGTCTGTTCTGGCGATTTGTCCTACTGTATTTATATAATCATTTAATTCATTAAATTTTTGTTCTATATATGATTTATCTTGTGTTGTCATATTATATGCTTTTGTGTATGCACTAATATAATTTATAATTTGGTTATATGCTGATATTATTTCCTGAACTCCATCTAATTTAACACCATCATTATAATCGTCAATTGTATCTTCTAACTCTAATCTAAATTTATTAAATAGACCATTAATATTATATCTAACTCTACCTTCAATTGGTACTCTTGTATCTACTGTTTGTGGTGTCATTTGTTGGACTTTTACACTTCTTTTAAAACTTTGTTTATTAGCGTTAAGGTCTTCATCTAAAACTTCTCGCATTTGTCTTATCCTTATGTCAGTCATTATTATATATATTAGATTTAGATAATAAATTTTATAAATTTATTATTTAAATTATTAATTAGCATTAGTATAATCCCTCTGCTTTAACTATGCGACTTGCTTGAATCATACTAACACCTCTATCTGCCATTACTTTTCTAACCACTTCCGCTCTTGCACTTCTTCCGCTACCTTTCATTTGGCATATTTGTAATGCTTTCTTTTCTGCTTTCTTTGCTTTAGATAATCTTGGTCTTCCACCAGTTTGTAATTTAGCACCAGCACTGCGACCATTTCCACTCATACACATTTCTAATTCCTTCTTTTCTGCTTTCTTTGCTTTAGATAATCTTGGTCTTCCACCAGTTTGTAATTTAGCACCTGCACTTTTTCCGAGACCTCTAAATGCTCCACGTGCTTTTTCTTTTAACATGTTTATTAATTCTTCTTTAACAACAGGTAGTACGGGTTTAACTACGTGTTCGTATGCGAATTCATAAGGCATTTTGAAACCTTTCCAGAAATTATCTGCAAAAACTCCTCCACCACTTTTTCTATTACACATTTCTAATTGTTTCTTTTCTGCTTTCTTTGCTTTAGATAATCTTGGTCTGCCACCTTTATTTAATTTAGCACCAGCACTGCGACCACTTCCCATTGATGGTTTAATTAATTTAGATGTAGAATTTTCTAATTGTAAATAACTTCCACCGCTCATTGGTTTTTCAAGATCTAAACCATAATTTGGTCTTTTAGGTTTTTTACCACCTACTATTTTTTTAAGACCTTCAATCCCAGCACTTGCCATAGCACCTTTTGCTCCTAATAATGGCAGAAATGGTTGAGCGAGTCCTAATGTTCCGAAAAATCCTTTTTTGAAACCATCGCCGAAATCTTCCCAGAAACCAGCACCACTTCGTCCGCTTCCATATTGTCCTTGTTGTTGGGCGACAGGTGTTAATTTACTTGGTGGTCTATTACTATCATATACTTGATGTCTAATTGCTCTATCATAAATAGATGTGCCTCTAATAGATGGAACTACTTGACCGCCGATACCACCAACGCCAGCACCATTATATTTTTGAGAAAGCATTCTTGATCTACCAGCACTATTAGCACCGACAATATCAGTATATTGATTCATTAAAGTATCATTAATTAATGATGTAGGAGGAGAAATTCCACGACCTATTGTTCCATAAGCATTTGTTCCGTATGCACCAGATGGCATTTGAGAACCAGATAAATAAGTCCCTTTAGGATATCCTGTTAAAGCGGGATTACCTAATCTTGCCCCACCTTTTTTATAGTTTTGTTCTCCATCACACATACAACCACCAACTAAATCAGAATTTATATAATTTAAATCAATACTTCTGACTTTACGGGCGATATCACGATTATACTCATTATCATAAGGCATTTATATATATATTATACATAGATAATATATTTATAAAATTATAAATTAATTCTTTCTAAATTGTTTATTTTAAATACTTGGATAAAGCACCAGCACTTGAACCTTTAGAATGTATAGACATTTCACCACCAGAGCGACCCATTCCAGCAACATTGCCTCTCATTCTTTGATGACGTCTTCCAATAGCACCTAATAATTTATCGGCCATTCCAGAACCAGCAAGACCTTCTGCTTCCATACCTGTTAATTCGGGTTGTCCTTGCATACTTGCATCTAATACGTCATTTTTATTCAACACTGCTGTAAATGTAGATGAACTGCCCTTTTCGCTGATAAATAGGCCTTCATTTTGAACATATACGTAAAGTTGAGGTGTTACCGCTGGTATGTAATTACCGCCTTGTACGTTGTTGGTATAATTTACTTTTACGGTTAGATTAAAATTTCCGATACTGGAGCAACTGTAGAAATCTTCAACGAGTTGGACGTGTTTTGCCATTGTGAGATAGACGAGACTGCCTGTTGTTGAAGCATTTTGATTGGTGTATGCGTTAAATCCAAGGGAATTTTGGCAAGCATTTGCAAGTCCTACAAATTCATTCCAAGATTGATTACTGCCAGACTCTGTTGAAAATTTAAAGAGATCATAATCAGTGGCGGTCGAAAGAATTCCTGCCCCGTTATTCCACTGTAAAGTAATAGAATCAATTGTTTGGTAAGAATCGCATTTTGCGACATATGAATCCGCCCATCCGTTATATACACCAATTATTAATTTACTTGGCACTTGATTTAATTGAATAGATGGACTTGTTACTACACTTGAAGCACCAAAAGCGGGAGCAGTAGCAGGAGTTCTAAAAAGTAAATATTCAGAATAGGGTACTACATTTCTTGAAGGCATTAATGAAGATGGGTGAGGGGTGTAAAATTTGAATAAAAGTTGAGAATTTGAGAAAGCATTCGCAGGGAAAGAAGCGGTTAATTGAGAGAGGGTTAGAGAACTTAATCTTAAAGCATCAGAAGGTGAGGATTTTAATTGTAGGGTAAAATTGAGGTTCTGTATGCCGTAGATCCCTTGGTTGTTTGATTCAGGTTGTCCCCAAATCCAAGGAGACATTAAAATAGGTTCTGTGAAGGTTGCTGTAATTAATGCAGAATTGGGAACTGTTGCTGTTCCTGCGGTTTGAACTATAGAATCTAATACGAATGAACCATTACCGACATAATTAGGGTCAGTTGATAAATTATAAGCATTTGCGGGGTTCATTAAATTAGGAATAATAACTTGAGTTCCAACGGTCTCTCTACCAACTGCTACGCTGAATAAATCAGGTTTTGTGGGTGTGCTTCCACCATATCTACTTAAACGTCTAGTATCCATTTGACGAATAATTACAGGAAGAACATCTTGATAATTTTGAGATACAGTGTTGTTGTTAATTTGACATTGTAAATTGGTGAGTAATCTTTGAAGAGGGAAGGAAGCGAAAGAATCTGCTTTACCCCATTCTAAACAAGCAGGTTGCCCTGCTCCTACTACACCTTCTACTAGTATTTGAACGGTACATCTCCATAGCACTTCACGACATATTAAAGTTTGTTCCGATGGTATCTGCACGGAAAATTGATGAGTTTGGTTAGATATAGATGAAGCATTAAAAGTGGTGGGTGTAATTTGTTGTGCTCCCTTGAGAACTGCATACCCAATATCGTCAGTAACATTTAGAACGTCGTCCTTAACTAAAATCTTATGAAAATCGGCACTCATTGATATATATACTATTATGAGAGATAATATTTTAGAATTAAATAATTATTTCTAAAATATTTTATAATCTATATAATTTTATTTCTCTCCTTGATCTGCATATTTTTTATTCCTAAACATTAATTTAATAGATGCCGTGCATCCAGTCTTTAATTTAAATGGAACTAAATGATTAAATCTATCTTTCCAGAAACATTGTAAATTGAGAGTACCTAAAGGATTATTTCCAATTAAATCAAATAAGCGGTATTCAGCGGTGGGGACATATTGGACTAATGGTTTTGTTTCATTACCTTTAATTAATTCTACTTGATAATCACTGATGACATTTACATAGGCATTATTTGAAGCAGTTTGTAATACGTTGTTATTCGTGGTGATAACTACAGGATCACCAGCATAAGATGGATTTACAGGAAGTAAATTAGATGTGAATACGATTGATTTAACAGGATTCAATTGAGATATGGTTGAAAATTCTTGATACATTTGTAAAGCATTATAGGTTGAAAGATTTAATATATTTGTATTATTTATATTAGCAACATATAATAAAAAGTCTTTACCTACTAATGTTGGTACTGGTTGAATAGCACCATTAAAAGAGTTTAATAATTGATATAAATTAGAATTAAAATAAATTTGTATAGGTGATGGTAATGTATTATTATATCCTAAAATATCAGCATTTAAAATGCAGTAATTAGTAAATGGGTCAAATTCAATAAATGGAGCATTAGCAGTTGGTAATGCTGTTTGTGCTAATAAATTTGTAAAAGCAGTCTGTAATGCTGGATTTAATATTCTAAATATAAAGTGTTGTATGCTATAGATGAAATAATAGGGATTATAATATGAATCTGCTGTATTTGTGGTTGGGATTGGTACTGATAAGTCTTGAGGTGTAAAAGTTAAATTAACTTGGGCGTTAAAAGCACCAAAAGAAAGAGTAACAGAATAGACTAATTGATTAACATTAGGTTGGGTTATATCAACTTGTGGTATAAATAGAGGCAAAGATGTTGTATCAACTTGAAATCTGACTATACTTAAATAATAATCTGATGGATTCTGCAAGAATGTAGATGTTCGAATTTCATTAAAGTTCAATGTTGGAGCAACAGCAATATTTACTAAATTATTATTGGTGATATCTAAATCATAATATATATGATCGGGTATTAGATGCTCTTCATTTTTACGATTAACATTTTTAAGTCCAGTATATGACATAATATATATAGTATAGTTAGATTTTAATTTTGAAATTATATTAATTTTAATAAAATTCTAAAGAATTTTATTAAAATCGGGCGATTTTTCCAAGATTTTTCATGTTAATCATCTAAAATCAGACCTAATTGTAAATATATATTAAAAA